GAGGTTTTTTGATCATGGAGCGCCAGCCAAACAACGATCTGGAAGGGGAAAGGGCTACTGTAAGTCTAGGACTTTTGAGGCTATAGTGGCGTAAGTGCCTGATATTGTTCCAGGGTCTGATAAGATTGATTATGTAAACTTTTCACTTAAGTTATTGATATACTTATGGAACTACCGATATAAGGGTGTTAGAATGGTAATTAATTACCCACTTATGGGCTTTCTAGGATTGAGGGGGGGCACCCCTGGGGCATGGGAGTCCCAGGCCGGAAGAGGGGGAGCCCCTTTGAAGGTCCGCCTTATTTTTTTGAGTGATTCATAAAAAAACTTCGAACGGCCTTCGGCTGAAAGGAGAAAGGAAATGTCAAAGTGTAAAGAATGCGAAGCGGAAATCAGGTGGTTAGAAATGGAGTCAGGGAAAATGATGCCATGTGAGGAAAAACAGTCCGAGTTAATCCTTGTCGGGCCAACAGGAAAGGGAAAGCTTCTCTTTGGTTACAAACCGCATTGGGCTCAGTGTCCCGCCGCGAAGCTTTTTAAGGGAGGAAACCGTGGAAAGTAAACTACTGATAGGTAGGAAGGCGATATGCAACTATCTCCGGATCGGGAATCGTCTTTTTTATGAGTTAGTGGCCGAAGGGGCACCAATCTCCAAAGGTGTGGGCGGGTGGAGATCTCATGGGGAACTCCTTGAGGAATATTTTAAGCGCGAGATCAAGGCGAGTATGACCACGAATACCGCTGGGGTCGATTAACAAAAGGGGATGTCAAGAAAAAACGACGTCTCATTTTGATACACGTATTACCCTGCGCAATCTGTCACTTTTTGATACCTATCCGAAAATCTAAAAAATCCCATGCTATCATTTCATCTGATCGACTCGGGGGCTACGAGTCATTTTTAACCTTATTCCGGATCCTTTCAAGAGAGCTTACCCGCAAATTGCCCGCGAGCCCCCGCGGGCTTTAAGGAAGCGATGCCCAAGCTTGAAGCCACTAAAATCAGAAAGTACGCCCTAGAGGAGAGAATTCTCGAGCTTTCCGTAGGCCGTACCACTCTGGAAGTGGCTAACGCGATTACCGCGGAGCTCCACGGTAAGGGTGTCACGGATCAGATTTCCCAACCAGCGGTTTCCCGTTACCTTAGAAAGATCCGCGAGGCCCGGGCCGAAGAAACCAGGGCCGTTGTTCAGGACCACATAAAAGCCCACGTCCCAAAAGACCTTGAAGCAATAGAAGAAGTAGAATCCTGGCTTTTGCAGCGGTTCCGCGGGCAGCTTGATTTATCCAAGTTGACCGATGCCCTAGCTAAGGAAGTCGCCGCCATCATTGAAGGCGATCACGGAAAGCGATCAGACTACGGCATGAAAGCAATCCGAGTGATTGAATTGAAATTAAAATTCGCCGGAATACTCGAGAACCCCGAAGCAAGTAAGGCGACCGGATCAGACCCGGTAGATCTGGACGAATACCGGTCAGAAGTTCAAAAGGAGGTGGCCATTGCCAAAGTTTCAACCCATTGACGGAGCCCCCTACCGTTACGACTACAACGATATTTTCCGTTCAATCGCTCATGGCAAAATCCGTAAACTTGAAACCTACCGTGAACTTTGCAAAAAAGACCTTTTCTTTTTGCTTTACTTCGGACTGGAGCGCGTTGACGTCAACCGACCCTTCATAGTGCAGGCCATCCGCGAGGTCGAGGAGCAGAGCACCGACACCCTTGACCTCTGGGCGCGGGAACATTACAAATCAACGATTATCTCGTATGGGCTCCCCTTACAGGATCTCATCGCTAACCCTGAAGAGCGCATAGCTTTTTTTTCACACACCCGGCCAATAGCGAAAGGCTTTCTCCGTCAGATCAAGCTTACCCTCGAAGCCAACCCGCCCCTAAAAAGATGGTTTCCGGATGTGTTTTGGACCAACCCTAAACGCCTATCTCCAAAATGGTCAGAGGACGACGGCCTGATAATGAAGCGCCAGGGCAACCCTAAAGAGAGTTCGATTGAAGCCTGGGGACTCATTGACGGGCAACCGACGAGTAAACATTTCGGGATCCGCATCTATGACGATGTGGTTACCAGGGAGAGCGTCACCACCCCCGACATGATCAAGAAAACCGTGGAAGCCTACGAACTCAGCCAAAGCCTTGGCACGGACGGTGGGAAAAAGCGCGTTGTGGGGACCCACTATCATTTTGCCGATCTTTATATGGTGCTCAGAAAAAAAGGCACTTATAAGAACCGGATCAAGCCAGCCACCAAGAACGCTCAGCCGGACGGCGAGCCTGTGCTTTTAAGCCCTCAACGCCTGGCAGAACTCCGCCGTGACCAAGGTTCTTATATTTTCGCTTGTCAACAACTCTTGAACCCCGTCGCCACCGGTTTACAGAAATTCAAAATGGGCTGGCTGAAATACTACGACCATCCCCCGCTCTTGCTCAATAAGTACATTCTGGGCGACCCGGCCAATGAAAAGAAGAAAGACTCGGATTTCACCGTTCTCGTAGTGATCGGCATTGACTCCGACTCAAACCGTTACCTTCTGGATATGACCCGGCAACGGCTGAACCTTTCCGAGCGATGGGAGGCCCTAAAGACTTTATACCTCAAATGGAGAATCATTCAGCGCGTAGGGTACGAGCACTACGGCATTCAGGCCGATATTCAATACTTTGAAGAGCGCATGAGGAAAGAGAGGGTTTACTTTCCCATAACGCCCCTGGGCGGCGTCACCAGCAAGCCGGACCGCATCGAGCGCCTTGTTCCTATTTTCGAGAACGGTCAATTCTGGCTCCCCATGCGGCTACCTTACCGGGATCCCGAGACCGGGCTTGAAGAGAATCTTGTAAGGATTTTCGTTGATGATGAATTCATGGGCTTCCCGTTTTCCATGCACGACGACATGCTTGATTGTATTGCCCGAAGCGAAGAAAAAGATATGCACCTGACCCCGCCTATTTCGATGGGTACGATCATGGCCGACAGGGCGGAAACTGAATACGCGACTTTAGGATAGGAGGTAAGGCTCATGAGCGGACTTTTTGGAGGATCTAAAGTCCCGGCAGCTCCACCAGCGCCCCCCCCGGCGCCCACCACGAATGACGCGGAAGTGCAGGAAGCCGTACGCAAAGAACGGTTAGCCCAGCGAAAACGCAAAGGGGCCGCGTCAACCATCCTGACCGGTGAGCTTGGAGTGGTAGGCAGCCCCCCCGTGAGTCAAAAGACCCTTTTAGGTCAATAACCAGGAGCAACGCAATGCCCGTTGCATTAGAGAGACGCTTAAAACGTGAGGCCATAGAGAAGGGGTTTAAGACCAAAGAGCAAGGGCATACCGTCCTTAGTAGGAGAGGCGAAGCATACGTTTACGGAACTCTCAGAAAAACCGGCTGGAAACCCTCAAGGGAAATGAAATGAATCAAACTGAGTGGATCATCAACCGCCTCAAAACCATGAAGACCGACCGGGGAACTCTGGAAAGCCACCTTCAGGAGATTCTGAGATTTTGCAACCCCAGAAAAGCCACGGTCACATATAAAGGGACCCCAGGAGAGAAACGAGGCTTTGAACTCTTTGACGGCACAGCCATCAATGCGCTCGATATTTTAGCAGCCGGTATGAATACGTTCCTGACTTCCCGGGTTAATAAGTGGTTTGTCCTTGAAACCGAAGACATAGACCTCATGGAGGACCGTCTGACGTCCGAATGGTTGCAGGATTCAGAACGCCGCATGTATCGGATGTTTGGGAAAAGCAACTTTTACAACGCCATCCATGAAAGTTACCTGGACGATGGCTCCATAGGAACGTCAATTCTGTACGCCGAGGATGATCAACAGGACCTTTGCCGATTTTTCACCCGGCATATCTCGGAGTGTTTCATCTCGGAGAACAACAAGGAGCGCGTGGATACCGTTTTCCGTGAATTTTCCTTTACCGCCCGCCAGGCATGGCAGGAATTCGGAAAAAAGGCCGGTGACGACATAAAGAAGTTTTTGGAAAAAGAGCCTGATAAACCCATCAAGTTTTTGCATGCGGTATTTCCCAGAGCGGACCGGGATCCGCGTAAGGCTGACAAGCTTTCCATGCCCTTTGCCAGCGTCTACCTGCTGCTCGATAAAAACATCATCATCGACGAAAGCGGTTACCATGAGCTTCCTTACATGGTGACCCGATGGACTAAGGAAACTGGTGAAGTTTACGGCCGGAGCGCGGCCATGAACGCTCTCCCTGATACTAAAATGGTCAATAAAATGGGAGAAAGCACCATCCGCGTGGCTCAAAAATCCCATGAGCCCCCATTAATTGTACCGGATGACGGCATGTTGGGCAGACCCAAGTTAGTCCCTGGAGGTCTCACTTATGTGCGGGCGGATTACATGGCCCAAGGGATTGAGCCCAGACCTTTCAAAATCACCGGAAACCCCCGCTTGGGCCTCGAAATCGAGAACCAGCGCCGGGAAGCGATCCGCCAGTTTTTCTACGTCGATCTTTTCTTGTTGCTCTTGAACCGCCCCACCATGACGGCCACGGAAGTGCTGGAGCGGAATGAGGAAAAGCTTGCCATCCTATCCCCTATTGTGGGCAGGGAAATGACGGAGAAGCTGA